TATATTATACAATATCAATGTCAACACAATTTTAATTTACGGCAGAAAACCTAGATCGCGTTTCCCCAGGATTTTCCAATTTCACAATCAACTTTGTTGGGAACGGATAATTTTACGCAATTTTCCATCACGGAAATAATTTTATTTTTTACATTTTCCGATCCATCAAAGCTCAAAGTAAGTTCGTCATGGATTTGAATGAGTGGAACTATATTTTCCTTGTACAGTGCGACCATGGCTTGTTTTGTTTGATCGGCGGCTGATCCTTGTATTAGCCGGTTAAGAGCTTTGTACGTACCTGCTCGTTTTAAATGATGATGTTCCCCATACTTTAATTCAGCTTGATCATAAGGAAGCGCTTTATAAACGCCAAACGTGGTTGGTTCCCATAATTCAAAACGACATTTTCTACCTTTAAGTGTTGAGACATAACCTTCTTTGTTGGCGTATTCCATCACACGAGTCGCTAACTCTTTAATAAATGGAACACGGGAATTGTACTCTTGTAGAATTTCCTTGGCAATATCTTTTTTCACTTGCAGCTGATGAGAGAGTTTATTGACTCCCATTCCGTAGAATAACCCTAGGTTAATGGTCTTGGCGCGTCCCCGGTCAATGTCCGCTATACTTGCCACCATCTCATGGAAATCAGCTTCGGCATTCTTATTGTATTCTGTCACTAAGACATCGGCTCCTTTGCACTCTAGTTTACTAGCATAATGAACAGCCAAACGTGGTTCTTGTTGTGAATAGTCGAATGATCCCCACACCTCATTTTCTTCAGGTAAGAATAGTCCTCGTATCTGTTTCTTAATCTCGGGATTTTTGGCGGGGAGCTGCTGTAAATTGGGATTGGAATAACTGAACCGTCCTGACACGGTTCCTGATTCGCCGTCACGCATTTGATGAATATTGGAATGAATGCGTCCCTTGTGTTCATGTTTAATAATAGTATCTAAAAATGTCGTCTGTACTTTATTAAATTCCCTCGCACGTTGTATTTGTTGGGCAATAGGGTGTTTATGGTTCAGTAAAAAATCTTTAGTAAAACTCGGTGCTTCTGTTTTTTCCGTACGGGGATATTTTATTTTAAGCTTGTCAAAAACTTTTGCCACTGATTCAGCAGCCCATATCTCCACTGCAAGACCCGTATCTTCCAGTATGCTAGATAATATCTTCTTTTCTGTATTCTTAAAACTTTTTTTATAACGTTGTGCTTGTTCGACATCGACGCGTACTCCTTTTTTTGTCATCTCAAAAATAACAGGCAACAGATCCATTTCCAAGTTAAAAACTGTTTTCAAGCTATCTTTTTCAATGAGAGGTTTCATATGATGATAAAGCCGTAAAGTTAAGTCGGCATCCCGTTCAGCATAATCTCCCACAAAGATAGCAGGGAGTTTATACATTTCATTTTTGGGGTCGACCCCAAATTCAATTGCCGCCTCTTTTAATTTAGCCTCATTTTTATATTCATTGAGCATATCTTTGCCTACCGTATTTAAGGCATACGAAAATTTATTTTCATTAAGAAGAGGTGCCATGATCATTGTGTCTATAATTCGTCCATTAACTTTAATGCCTTCTGTATGAAGCCATCCTAGGTCATAAACTGCATTGTGTGCCACTTTAACAGCATCGGTTTTCATTAAATCTTTCGTCCAGGAGAGAACGCGTTTTCGATCCCAATTAAAACCATTTTCATGGCGAATGGGATAATACCCCTTCCATCCATCCACCGCGATTGAGATACCAATCACGTGTCCAGTAGAAGATGTCCATCCCGGTCCCGTTGTCTTTAATTTAGGATCATAAGTCTCCAAATCAAATGCAATTACTTTCGCATCCGATAGATCAGGGAGAGTTTCAGGAGGCATCCATTCAGATTGAACAAAACTAAAATTATTTTGGGTCATTTAATTATGAGGACACTTGTTTAATGATTTTATATGTTTTGCTGTCATTCGTCCTCTTCTTTCTCCTTCTGAATCAAATGATCGATCTTTACCTGTTCTTTCTTCTATTTCTCCTGCGATAGAGGCGTAGGCGGCTAGATCAATATAATTATCTTTTTTATGTTGGTGCATGAGCCGTGCTACTTTTACCAAGGCCATGCACACCGCGGCATCATGGGGAGTCACTTCTTTTCGGAGGAAAATAGACCACAACGCCGCAATGTTCTGATGATTGGTCAACTTGTCACCATAGTCTTTATGGCGGTTGCCACCAATTAATTTTTTTGCTTCACTTAAAATTTCTTTACAAGTCATTTTCGAGGGGGGATTCATAAAGCCTATATCCTTCCTGTTTTTGTGCTTCAATAATGTATAAATTATGTTTAGCGCGCGTGACGGCTACATAAAATACACGATGTTCATCATCAGGATTTTTTAAATATGATTTATACACTAATTTACCTAGATCTAAAAGTACGACAACATTGTCACATTCACCGCCTTTGGCTTGATGAATAGTAGAGACACGAATTCTAGGTTCCCCCCTAATGTCCTCATTCAATTGTTCCAATCGTCGTAAGTAAGCTATGTCAGAGAGTTTAAGACGATCCAGGACATCGTACCATTCCCCGTCTACTAATAGTCCATGATTTTTCTGAAGATCCTTCAAAGTAAAAAGTTCATTCTTTTCTTCCTCCTTGAATCGTTTAAAGCCTCTTTTAATTCCGGTGCCACTTTTAATTTTACTGTATAAAGTTTTAATGTCACTATGAGAAACAGCTTCTCCCGCTTGTAAATGTTGCCATGTATCAATGGCATTCAACACACTAGGGGCAATCGGACGATGTTCGCCTCTTCCGTACCAATATCCCTGGGAAAAAAGAAAATCTTCAATCATTTCATTTCTAATTTTTCGAGTCCGTCCTAGTAAAAGCCATTTTCCCTTCGATAAATCAATATGGCGTAAATGTGTCATCCTATGCACACGTCCCTCTTCATCCTTCGGCTGCCATTCTTTGGGACGACGGTTACGAATACGGGTAATGATATAATTAGCCAATCTATAGACGCTCGGAGGGCAGCGATAAGACTTATTTAAGATCTCTACATTTCCTTTTAAATTGATGAATTGATCCACATCAGCGCCACTCCACCTAAAAATCGCTTGATCATCATCTCCCGCGATATATGTTTCATTGCTGTGGGAAATCAGTTTATGCACCATGTCATATTGGATCTTGGGCATGTCTTGCGCCTCGTCAATGAAAAGAACGTCAAAAGAAGTGGGATGAAAATCCTCTACATAATCAATGATCATATCGGTAAAGTCATAAAGATTATTTTCTTTTTTATACTCCGTAATCGCCCTATCAATAAAATCCAACTTTGACCATCTTAATAATTCTTGGGTCGTGTTCCATGCATCGCGCAAGGGTAAGCCTTTCAGTCTCGCTAAATTAATTAAATTAACATACTTGTGGTTGGTGTTGGCGAAAATAGACTCATCACTGTTGTCAAACACCAGATCAAACCCAATCAGATCGGATAATTCTTTCCAGTGTTTCGATTTCATTAGGTTATTGTCATCGATGGGAAGATGCTTGTAAGCAAAGCTGTGAAGAGTTCTAAAATGAACGAGATCATCACGACTTGCCTGAAATTTATCACGAGCTCTGTCTCGCGCCTCATAAGCCGCCTTGCGTGAAAAAGAGAAGAAACCAATTTTATTCCAAGGAATTCCTTGTTCTTTTTTCTCCCTGCAAATTTCCAGGAGTTTAGTCGTCTTTCCCGTACCGGGTGGTCCTAAAATAATATTAATCATTAAAATGGGATCTCCTCATCATCAGTATTTTCTCCACCTAAAACTTTATCATCCTCTTTTTTCTCCATCTTCAATGAGGGTAATGGAACATCTTTAATGGGTGATTTAAATTCAGGGATAGTCCAGGCGCGTGTTTGAACTTTTTGTGGATATACGGTCACATCTTCACCCTTCATATCTCGCAGACGTTGAACGATCCATGGGCGTGGAACTTTAAAATTTTTAGATGAATCAAGCCAACGGGATAAGTCAGCCAACCGAAAATAGGTTTTACCATTTTCTGTAAAAGCCTTGCCCATCCCTAATTCATCCATACTGAATGAGTCCCCTCTATCCTGACAGAACTCCTGTAAGTAATCTTTAAATTCCCCTGTCTTGGAAACATCTTCAGGAACTTCTTGAATATTGATATTGTCGAATAACACACGGACAATTCCATCCCAATCATCAGCTTTCATCCGTGGTATCCAAATTTTAAGTTGTTGAGATACAATCTTACGAAATACACTAAAGTTATATAAATACCCCACATCATCTATTTCCACGCGCTTATCATCCACGTTCACAAACCAAATGGGAGGAATGGAATCAAGAACAGCTAGATCACTGTACTTGGGATGGTCTTCCGTGGAAAAACCGATGCCGAATTTTCTCGTCTTGCATAATGGTTTTTGGCACACCGACACGATGGGTTGGTCATTGCACCGATAAGTGTATTTTATGGAACCATCCGCCTTGTTCTGCCTTATTTGTTTTTGGATGGTCGTGACTTCACTTACGTTCAAGGGTGGATCCATATACTGTAAATTATATTTTTCTATTAAGTTTTCCCATTCATCAGGGTTGGATTTACGATAAAAAATTCCTATGTTGAATAAGCCATTATTCCTTGTTCCTTCAGGATATCCCTTGTCAGTTAAGAATTGCAGGCACGGAGGACCGCTCTTAATAACCTCTTGTTTAATCTTAATTTTAATAGTCGCAATGTCTTCACAAACGAACTTGTCATATAACATAAAAAATTCATCCAAAGAAGCTCCTTCACCATTATTAAGAAACGCGTATCGTGTGTCGCCGTGATAAGGTAAGTTGAGCCACGAACCCGTATCTTTTTCATTGGCAAGTTGTGTTTGCTTGGGAAATACTTCTGAATTCGCGTATCCTAAATATGCCGCGCATTCTTTTAATTTTTGTTGAAAAAGACTGGCTAGTTGGGGTTGTTTTGAGAAAAGAAAAAGATGTGCCCCAAAAGATTTGGAGGAACACATTATTAAAGGTAATTTTAATTCCCTTATTCTGGTTAATATTTTTTTATGATCAAGTGGGTACTCATCAATATCAATGCATCCCCAGGATGCCGTACCATCATCCCTAATGGGAATAATACCCAAAGCGGGCATCTTGCCTTCCAAATGATCCTTGTACATTTGCAAGGTAGGTGCTTCGTGTTTCGTGAACATTTTACCTTCACGTTTTCCGTTAACCTTCGTTTCGGAATATCGATATTCTCCATGCGCACGATCAAGTCCACTGAATATATG